AGTGTTGCATAAAATTTCGTCGTTGACAAGCGGACTATTTGTTACTACAATAAGTCTATGCAGATCGAATACGACCCCGCCAAAGACGCCATCAACAGTAAAAAGCACGGGGTGTCTTTGTACGAGGCAACCTGCTTCGAGTGGAATACGGCGCACATTGAGGAAGATGCACGCTTTGATTATGGCGAGCAGCGGTTTCAGGCGATTGGCTATATCGGTGTACGCTTGTATTTCATGGTCTTTTGCGTGCGGGCTGGGAAAAACCGCATCATCAGCCTGCGCAAAGCCAGCCCAAGAGAGATGAAACGTTATGCCAAAACTTAAACCGGGGACGATTTGGCCTACCCCTGAAGAAGAGGCCATGATCCAAGCGGGTATTGACGCTGACCCAGAAAACCCAGAATGGACGGCGGAAGACTTCGCTCGCGCCCGCCCTGCCCGCGAGGTGCTGCCGCCTGCGCTGTATGCGGCATTGACCAACAAAAGCAAACCCGTGACGATTACGCTGGTATCCGATGAACAAGACCGCGCCAGACAAAAGCGCATGGGACGCCCGCCATCAGCAAATCCCAAGCGGGCAACGACTATACGGCTCTCGCCCGATGTGATGGATGCTTTCCGTGCCACAGGTAAGGGCTGGCAGACGCGCATCGATGATGTGCTGCGCGAGGCGGTGGAGCAAGGGCGAGTGTAGGCGGCGAGTGCTACACTGCGGCCAAGCTTTAGAGCCAAACCCATGTCATCTTTGTCCAAAACCTGCGCATCGGGCGAAGTCGAGCCGCCCGATGCGCAGAGCGGGGGCGCGACGCGGTAAGTGTCATCGGGCATCGTCTCTGGCGTGTAGTGCGGCATGGTTTGGCTCCTTTCATTTGTGCCGGTCTTTCCCGGCTGTCAGCGGTCTTTCCCGGCTGTCAGCAGTCTTTCCCGGCTGTCATTCACCGTGATATGGTGTTGATTCCACCCAACACGCCCACGAAAAACACGGATGAGTCCTTTCAGATTCCTTGCCGATTTCAAAGTGGAGTTCTGGTACAAGATGTTTGTGCTGCTTGGTGTCTTGATAATGTTTGTGGGCTTGCTTATGCCCGTCCAGGCAATTTCCAACGGTTCCCTGCTGACGATGGGGCTTGGTGTTTTCCTGATCGGCACAGGCGAATGGATTAACCACCCTTACACGGCGTGGCTGGATCCCTATCTGCGCTACCAAATCAAAGGCTACCCGCGCCGAAACTCCATTGGCGGTGTGCTTTTCGACATCGTGGGCGGTCTGACACTCGTTGCAGGTTTGATTGCCGCCGTGCACAGCGCATTCTCGTAAGCTTGCAAAACTGATAAGCGGTCTGTTACGGGTGTGCCGGTCTTTGTCATGGTTGGAATCCTGGTGATCGAGTGTATGGGCTTGCGTGGTCACGTTTTCCTCCTTTTCATCGCTTCGAGTAACAGGTCTTGCACCTCACGCTTGGACTCGCGGCGAGCCATGACCAATTCATCCATGGTGTCGGTGGCGACAATGTGATAGATGAACACTGGGCGCTCGTGCCCGGCCTGCGCTTGGCGCGTGGGACCAATACGCTCGATGATTTGCTGGTACTGCTCCAAGTCCCACCAGTGGCCGAAGAAGGCCAAGATGTTGCTGCCGTCTTGCAGGTTGAGGCCGTGGCCAGCGCTGGCCGGGTGGGCGAACAAGAGCGGAATTTTTCCCGCGTTCCAGTCGCGGATGGTCTGCTGATTGTGGTCGAGCGCGCGGCCTTGGGGGAAGGCACGTTGCAGACGTGCAAGGTCACTCTTGAAGTGGTAGGCCACCAGCACCGGCATACCGGCTGCCTCGGCAACGATGGATTCAAGCGCTTGCAATTTGACATCGTGCACAGCCGCCCAGGCAGTCGCCTTGTCGTCGGTGTAGATCGCGCCGTTGGCCAGTTGCAGACACTTGATGGTCTTGCTGGCGGCGTTGAATGCCTCTACCTCAGTGCCGCAGTCCAGCGCAAGAAACGCCTCGCGCTCCATGTCGCGATACAGGCGGCGGGCTTTGGCCGGTAGATCGACGCGTACCACGTTAACAATGGGTTCTTTGACGCCGAAGTAGTCGCGCGCGTCGAGCGACAGGCACAGATCGCGCAGCCTGTCCTCAATCTGCTGCTGGGCAAAGGGTAGTGGTTCTAGCCGCACGGCGTGGCGGTCACTGCCCAATTGGATGGACTGGAACCAGCGCGACTTGAAGGCCTCGAAGCTGCGCCCCAGGCGAGCGCCCCGGTCGAGGAACCACGCCTGCCCCCACAAGTCCTGCAAGCCGTTGGGGCTGGGCGTGCCAGTCAGTTCGATGAAGCGCTCAACCTTGGCATGCGCGACACGGGCAAGCGCATGGGCGCGCTTGCCGCCTTGCCGCAATCGGAATGACTTAAGCCGGGTGGACTCGTCGGCAATGACTTTGCGAAACGGCCAGCGCTCGCCGTAGTGCTCAACCAGCCACGGCAGGTTGTCGTAGTTGGTGGTGTACACGTTGGCCTGTCGCTTGAGCGCGGCGCGGCGCTCTTCGGGCGTGCCAACGACAGCCGACACCTCGACATTATGCAGGTGCGCCCACTTGGTCGATTCGTCCGGCCAAGTGCTGGCGGCCACGCGCAAGGGGGCCAGCACCAGCGCGGGGCCAGGCTCGGTGACTTCGAGGATGTCCAGCGCGGTGAGCGCCGCTACCGTCTTGCCCATGCCCATGCCAGCCCACACCGCATTGCGCGGCACGTCGAGCACGTGGTTTATCACGGGCTGCTGATACGCGCGGGGGGTGAAGGCTTGGCGAGTCATTTCACGCCTCGAAGTCATTCAGCACATCCCCCACGCCTTCGTATGAATCGATTACGACAACGGTTTGCCCCATGCGGCGCATCCGTTCGTGCTCGCGGATTTGATGGGGGCGGCACTTCTGGCCGGGAGCCTTGAGTTCAACCCACACCGCACGATCAGGCAGCATGACCAATCGATCAGGAGCACCTTTGCGGCCAATCCACTTGACCTTGCGCACTTCGCCCCCCAGCGACTTGACGCGCAGGGCGAGGTATTTCTCGATGGTGCTTTCACGCATGGCCACGCCGCTTCCACGCGAGTCTGAAGGCCAGCATACGGCGCAAGCCGTAGCCACGATAGAGGCGATACAGTCGAATGAATTTCATGACTCAGTCCTTGCGGTATCGATAGGCTTCAAAGCCGTCTGCCGCAAGCGGCAGGCCACAAGCCCAGGGTGGATTGGTAGCCATCAAGCCCGCCAAGTGGCAGGCGTTGAATTCGTCATGGTCATCGGCTTCGGTGATGTTTTCGTCATGCACCGACAACACGATCTGATAGCCCGCCGCCTCGATTGCCGGCATGTTGGCCGCGAGCACATCGCGGCTTGCGGCCTGGGTGACGTTTTCCGCCAATTTGCCGCCGTAGGTCTTAATGCGCGACCACTGGCGGTTGTACTGGTTGACGCCCATGAACGAGAGCTTGCCATCTTCGTCCAGTTGCGGGCTGGGGTAGCAGAGAAACCGGCCAGAAGGCAGGCGGATGCGCAACCACGCGCCGTCGCGGCGCAGCTTGAGCATGCGGCAGTCGTATATCGTTCCTGGCCGCGACACAGCGAGCACAGCGGCTTCCTGCAAGTCCTTCCAGAAGGACGAGATAGCCGGGTGTGCGCGACGCCACAAGCGCTTGAGCGCGTCGCAGACGATAAAGGTCTTGGGTTTGAGACCGAAGTCACCGCGGCGCTGCTCGGTGCGCCAAGCGAGAAACTGCTCGGCCTCAAGGATGATGTCGGCGGGAATGCTGGGCCATGCGGCGTGCGCCATCGCATCCAGGTCAATGCCGTAGGTAGTGGCTCCCGTGATGAAGGCTCCTACGCCGCCCTCATAGCCCAGCATCAATTCCATCACTTTGCCAATCTGTCGCTGGTCCTTATCGACCGAATCGGGATATACGGCGAAGGCTTTGGCGTAGGCCAGCTTGTAGAGGTCAAAACCCGCGCCGTCGTCGAAATCGCGGAAGGCTTGCAGCTTCCATTCTTCACCGGCCAGCCACGCAATCATGCGCCCCTCGATATTCGACAGGTCAGCGACAACCAGCTTCTTGCCTTCGGGTGCAACGATGCAGCCGCGTATCGCGCTGCTGGCCAGCTCCATGACGTTGGTAAATAGCAGATCGGCGCAATCCGCTTTCAGGGCTTCGATGCCCATGTCGATGTCGTCCTGCTTGAGCACAGGGCGCGGCAGGTTTTGCGGCTGGAACAGGCGGCCAGCCCAACGCCCGGTGCGGCTGGCACCGTTGAATTGCAACGTACCGCGCAGACGCCCGTCGCTGCTCACCGCCTTGACGAGGGTCTTGTACTTGCTGGTACTGGTCGTGCTGGCTTGCAGGCGTATACCCAACAGTTCGCGCAGTTGCGGTGGTAGATCAGGGTCCGCCATGCGCCGTTCCAAGGTGGACTGCTGCATGTCCGGCAGGTCGATGCCGTAGGCGGCAACCAGGTAGCGCAGCAGCGCGTCGCGCTGGTTGGCCGTCTGCACCGCGCCCCGGGTGATGTCGCTGGTGCGAGCGGCGAGCGCTCTTTGTGCGCGTTCCACCGCGCGGATGGCGGCATGCGCCAAGTCGGTATCGACCATAACGCCCCGGTCGTTGATGGTCTGGTCGAGATGCCATAGCGCCAACTCTGGACCCCGGTAATTCCAGGTCGGCAGTTTCTTGTCTACAGCGCGCATGGCTTGGACGTCCAGACCGGCGTAGGCTACGAACTTAGCCCATTCGGCGGGGTGCGTCTCGCGCGTGGCGCGGCGCATCTTGCTGGTGGCCGGGCGCGGCTTGCAGAACAGCGTAACGGGTTGTCTGCCGTTCGTGTCCTTGGCTGTGCCGGTGGGAACCTTAAGGATTCTGCACAGCTCGCCCAGCGAGCCCGGTAGCGAATGCGCCAGAGCCTTGACCATGGTATCGCGCCAGCGCGGCAGCGTCAGCGGGTAGACGGGCATGGCGTGGCGCAGCACGGTACGGTCGAAGTGGCTATTGTGGGCGCAGAGTAAAACGTTTCTGTCGAACAATGCCCAGTTCAGATCATCCGGCATCTTTTCGCCGCTGGCGACATCCCATACATACACGGGGCCATTGTCATGCGCGTAAGCAAACAGCAACACCTCTGCCTTCTCGGCGTAAGCGTGCGTGCCGTTCTGGATCGGCACCTCGCTGAAAACCTCCAGGTCAAGGAATAGCGTGCTCATCACAATGCCTCGAAAGCAGGGGGGCGCTGGGCTTACACCAAGTCGTCGGCGGTGGAGCCCTCGCTCATGTCGTCGAACTCGTCATCGCTTGCGACACCACCACCGGCGAAGGCGTCACCATCGCGGAAAAACTGCACGCCGCGCAGGCTGGCATTGATGCGCTTGCCGTAGTTGTTGTCCTGCGCCCATAGTTCGATGCTGGCGTTGACGTAACATCCCGCGTAGGGCTTGCCATCGGCTTCGGCCAATGGGGTCTTGTCGGCGTCGATCACGAGCGGGCGCGTGGCGCTGCGCGCGGACACATACAGATTGCCGGGAAAGCCGTCGTAGTTGGCCTTCAGGTCGCCGTCGTGTAGCGCGGTCTTGTCTTGCGCGCGCATCTGCTTGAGGATCACGTCGGCCTTGGCTCCCCACTTCTCCTTGGCGACTTGCTCGATGGCTTGGTTCAAGACCTTGGCCTGGGTGTCGCTGGGATCGAGCAGAAACGATGCGGAAAAGGCGGGCTTGCCTTCGCCATTGACGGTCTTGGCCTCGAACAGCACGGGGAAGGCGAGGCGTACATTGCTAAGTTTGATCTTCATGGTTAACGCTCCTTGAACTTGAAGTAGTGGGGGTAGTCACGCTTGACCCGCTCGGCGGCTTTATCAATGGCTTTCACACGCGCGAGTGGGTCGGCTCGCGTGATGGGCGTTTGTGCCGCCTGTTGCAGCAAGCGCACGGCCTCGGGCGGAAGCAGTGTGGCAGGCGGCGATTTCTTCACAGCAAGTCCTCCACGCTCTTGCTCACATCGGCGAACTCGTCAGCGCTGGCCTGGATGACGAGCGCCGGGCGTTTATCAGATTCGGGGGCGACGCTGGGCTTGCCATCGGGCTGCGTGATGAGGTCCTGCACCTTCGGCCACTTGCGCGGACCGATAGCGCCAGCCTTGTGCAGCTTCTCGGCTGTGGCCGGGCTAATGAGGGAAAGCTCGTACATTTGATCAACCTTCAGACGCAGGGCCTTGAGCGTGGCCTCAGCTTCCTCGTTGTTGGTCCAGCGGCGGGCACCGCGCCTGCCTTCTACCAGCTTGAAGCCGGGCACTGGATGACCAGCCAGCAGTTCGGCCTCGGCCTTCGCGCGTATCGCCTTGCACCAGCCCTCGACCAGATCGACCGCGCCCAGCAGATTGCCCAGGATGGCGTTGTCCAACGTGCTGTGGGCGTCGTGGTGGGCTGCGTGCTCAATCTGCGCGGCTACTGGCTTGGACACGTCCACGAAGTCATCAGCGACGGTTTGCAGTACGTGCCCGCGCAGCGCAGGACACGTAGCCTTGGCCTTACAGAACCGGCACTGCTTCTCGCCGGGGCTGAGGTACTTATCGTGCAGTTCCTCATATTTGCCGTGGTACTCAACGGCCGCGAAGCAGCGCGCAGCGCCCTGCGTGACCTTCTGGCCAAAATAGCGCAGGGCATCGACCGTACAATCCCATTCGCTGATATGGTCCAGGCGCGGCTGCACGATGACCAGGCGCACGCGCTGGAATTCGCCCATGATGTCGAACTCGTCCAGGGCAGCCAGCGCGTAAAGCGCCAATTGTTCGTTGCGCTCGGCATCGACCTTGACGCCGCGGCCATACTTCAAGTCAACGATGATCAGTTCCTCGTCGGCCAGGATCACGGCGTCGGATGTGCCCTTGGCGTCGGGTTCGCCAGTGATGGCCTCGATGCTCAGTCGCTGTTCAACCATCCGTTCGCCCCCCAAGGCGCGTATGTAGTCGATGTATTTCTGCACGTGTTTGGCCATATCATGGGTGACTTCCCAGCCCTTGCCGTTGACCTCGATGACGCGGCCTAAATAGGTGCTGGCCTCCTGCCCGTTCGTCAGCGCCATGGCGGCCAGCTCGTGCGCCGCCGTGCCCTCGTCGGCAAAGTCACTGGAATCATCTGGGCATTCAGCTTCCAAGGCCACGCTGCCGGGGCAGTGCAGCCAGCGGTGCGCGCTGGAGGGGGAGAGTTGCGCGTGGACGGCCATGGCGTCAACCCTCCATTGCCCGATGGCACGCGGCGAGCACATCGACGTACTGCTCAGGCTTAAGTTCCCTGCCGTTGCTAACGCCGAACTTGGAGAGGAGAGCGATAGCGGCGTTGCGGCCCTTGACCTCGGACAGGCTTTTGACCGCACTCACCACGCTGGCGTAGGTTGGCACTTCGGCCTTGGGTTCGGGCGCGGGGTTGTCGGCCTTGGGTTCAGGCGCAGCGGCTGCGTTCGATGTGGTCGATTCGGTCGAGGAACTCGTCGAGTTGTCGGACGCAGTCGGGATTGGCTCCGATGATTGAGCCGCGTTGGGCTTTGGCTCGGCTTTACCCCTCTTGGGGGCGGGCTTGGCTTCGGCCACGACAGCCGCGACATCGGCGGCAGTTGTCAGGACATTGGCCTTGATGGCGGCGATGAGTTCGCGCAATGCGCTGGTGTTTTCCTGAATTGCGGCTTCGAGGGACATGGTACTTACTCCTTGTTGGCGATGGCGGCGATAGAGCGGAACTTCTTGGCAAAGTCGAGTTCAGCCTTGAGGGCTTTAGGGGCGTCAAGCCCGGCATCGGCCAGGGTGTTGAGCAACGCGACTGTGTTGGCGGGGTTGATGATCATGGCGTCGAGGACTTCGCGCATGGCGCTGGCGTCAAGTCCATACTCGTCGAGCAGATTGGCGACGGGCTCTTGTGTGCTTTGCTGATCGATCAGTAACTCGAAGCGGTCGAGCAGTTCGAGTTCCAGCGGTGTGCTGGTCAAGGAGTCGATATCGGCGCGGGCATGCCGCAGGATTTCTTCATCGTTGAAGGTGCGCAGGTTCATGATGCACGCTCCATCAACATGTCGATGGCGATACGCAGCGCTTCGCAGGGATGCGTGGCAATAACGTTCAGGTCAAGGCCGCAACCGCGCACGCGGTAGACACGTCCAGGGATGATGGGGGTAGCTGCCATGTCGATGCATCACTTAGTTGTATTCGTGAAATTATTATTCATCTGCGAAGGCATCCAGTCAATACGTATCTGGATAATTTAAAGTAAATGAAAAGCCCGCGATTGCGGGCCTAGTCGGAAGGTAGGGTTATTGGCTGGGTGCTACAGGCCGCCAGCGCCGCTCTTATCGCGCACGCGGCCTAGGATGCTGATGTGTTCTTCGGCCAGTTCAGGCGGCACTTCCTCGTCCTTATAGGCGGGGTTGTCGCTGCGCAGTATCAGAGTGCCATCAAGACGCCGGAAAAGCCGCTTGACGCGCAGGTCGTTGCCGTAGCGGATCGCATAGACCTTGCCGTCGATGATTCGCGTGGGGTCAGTCTCGCCCGTGTCGATGAGTACCGAATCGCCAGCAAACAGGAAGGGCTCCATGCTGTCGCCCACAACCTTAAAGCGCTTGGCGTTCTTGGGCTTGATGCCAGTCTTATGGAACCAGGACAGGCGGTAAGTGGCGGGCTCGCTTTCCTCGATCACGTCGTAGTTAGCCTGGTGCCCGTTACCAGCGCTGAAACTCACGCGGTACTCCTTCACCTGGATGGCATCGGTGGGCACCACGTCCTCGGGGTGCAGAGCCCGGACGTTGGTGTCCTTAATGGTCACAGGTAATCCGGTGGCTAAATCTAGATCGAGCATGTCCTCAACGGTTACGCCGAAATGTTCGGCTATCTGTCGAAGAGTCTTCACACTAGGGCGTGATGCCTGTCCTTTCAGCAGTCGATGCAACGTAGGCTGCGACAAACCAACCCTATCCGCCAAGGCGTTGGGGTTCGTTCTTTCCCTATCAAACAGATAGGCGAGATTGCGCCGCAGTTGCTCCATTCGGCAATCATACGTCAACACATAAAATAATTCAAGGGTATTGCACAGGTATTCTTCCTAACATATCATTCGTAATTGAATACACAGGGAGAGCGAAATGAAAGCTGCTACAACACCGACAATCCCCTTCGCCTACACCCAGCGCCCCGATGAACTGGTCTGCACCCTTATCCGCGCTGGCTGGTCACAAGAGCAGATCGCCGGTGCCACCGACGTATCCCAACCCACCATCTGCCGCATCTACAGCGGCCAGCACAAAGACCCGCGCTACAGCGTGGTCGAGAAGCTGCGCCGCCTCGTCCTCAACCTCGACGACTTCCAGCGGGTAGCACGGTGAAAGGCGCACGGACCACATCCACGCTCCATTGGCCTTGGCGTGAACACTTGGGGCTGGGCGAATGATAAACAACTACCACGAATTCCTGTCCGCCAAGCGACGGACCGATCCATCCACAGGATTAACCCATATTCCGGACTTGCCCGCCCAGCTATTCCCGCATCAGAGCGACATTGTGCGCTGGGCTTTGCGGCGCGGACGTGCGGCAATTTTCGCGCAGACTGGCTTGGGCAAGTCCTTCATGGAGCTGGCCTGGGGTGGAGCCGTGCACCAGGCCACGGGGGGCGATATCCTCTTGATTACACCCCTGGCGGTAGCCGGGCAGATGGTTAGCGAAGCGGAAAAGTTCGGCTTGCGCGCCAAGCAGTGCGCCGATCAATCGGAAGTTGAACCCGGCATCACGGTCACGAACTACGCCAAGCTGCACCACTTCGATATGTCCCGCTTCAAAGGCGTCATCCTCGACGAATCCAGCATTCTGAAAGCCTTCGATGGCAAGACGCGTACCAGGTTGATTGATGTATGCGCCACTGTACCCTACCGCTTGGCCGCGACAGCAACGCCTGCACCCAACGATTTTACCGAACTGGGCAATCACGCTGAGTTCCTAGGCGTCATGTCTCTGACTGGCATGCAAGCGGTCTTCTTCGCGCACGACAACGGGGATACGGGCACTTGGCGCTTGAAAGGTCATGCCGAGCAGGACTTTTGGAAGTGGATGTGCTCGTGGTCCGTCCTGTTGCGTCGTCCGTCAGACCTGGGCTATGCAGATGGCGGCTATGCCTTGCCCGATTTGCGCCAAGTCGAGCATCTTGTTGACGTGGATGGACCTGTCGCCAGAACCTTAAGCGAACGCCTGGCCGCGCGCCGCAACAGCATCACGCAACGGGTGATGAAGGCAGCCGAATTGACCCCTCCCGATCGCCCGTTCGTGTGGTGGTGCAATCTCAATGCCGAAAGCGAAGCCTTGGCCGCCGCGATTCCTGGGGCGGTAGAGGTTCGCGGATCGGATAAGGAAGAGGACAAGGAACGCAAGCTGCGCGATTTTTCAGAAGGCCGCATCCGCGTACTGATCACAAAGCCATCCATCTGCGGGTTCGGCATGAACTGGCAGCACTGCGCCGATACGGGCTTTGTCGGGTTGAATGATTCATTTGAACAGGTTTATCAGGCGGTGCGCCGCTTCTGGCGCTTTGGGCAGGTTCGCCCGGTCACTGTGCACTTCATTGCTGCGCTTACCGAAGGCGCGGTACTGGAAAATCTGCGCCGCAAAGAAGCCGATGCGGATCGCATGAGTGCCGCGATGGTTGCCAACATGGCCGATCTGTCGGCGGACCTGGTGCACGGCTCCCAGCGGCAAACCGATACCTACACGCCAACGGTTCCTATGACCATTCCTTTCTGGCTAACCTCCGAGGAACTCCCATTATGCTGAGCGATATCAAGGCTATCGATCAAGTCGTCACCGCCGACTATGCCATTTACCACGGTGACGCGTGCGAGCTGATCCGCGCTGTTCCTGATAATAGTGTCCACTTCGGCATCCATTCGCCGCCGTTCGAGGGGCTATACAAGTTCACCAACTCTGATCGGGACGTGAGCAACAACGAAGGCGAGGCTTTCTGGCAGCACTACGGCTTTCTGATACGCGAATTGCTGCGCGTGGCGATGCCGGGGCGTTTGCACAGCGTGCACGTCATGCAGCTACCCGCAACCAAAAGTCGCGAAGGCTACATTGGTATGCGCGACTTCCGCGGTGATGTCATCCGTGCATATCAGGCTGTCGGCTGGTTGCTGCACTCTGAAGTTTGTATCTGGAAAGACCCCGTTCGTGCGCAGCAACGAACTAAATCCATTCGACTGCTCCATAAACAATTATGCAAGGATTCCAGCTTAAGCGGGCAAGGCTTGGCCGATTACATCGTCACCTTCCGCAAGCCGGGCGACAACGAGATTGCAATCTCTGGCGAACTGGATCGCTATGTGGGGGATGCCGTGGACGTGTCGCGCGCGGCCTACGAACAGCAGGCAGACGCGCTGCGCGCCGAGGGCAAGGAGCCGTGGCCATATCGTACCTGGGTATCGATCATGACGTGGCAACGGTATGCATCGCCGGTCTGGACGGATATCAACCAGACGCGCACGCTGCAATACCGTAGCGCGCGCGACGAAAAAGACGAGTTGCACATTAGCCCCCTGCAGCTTGACGTGATCGAACGCTGCATCGAGCTGTGGAGCAATCCCGGCGAAGTCGTACTGACGCCGTTCATGGGTATCGGCTCCGAAGTGTATTGCGCACTGGCCGCTGGCAGGCGAGGCGTGGGCTTCGAGCTGAAGGACAGCTATTGGCACCAGGCGGTCATTAACGTGCAACGACTGGACGACGAGCTGTTGGCGCAAATGCTGGGGTTGGCCGCATGACTGCCTACTACAACGAAATCGATCCCTTTGCCGCGCAATGGCTGCGCAACCTGATTGCCGCCGGGCACATCGCACCCGGCGAAGTAGATGAAAGGAGTCTGCTTGATGTTTGCCCCGACGACCTTGCCGGATTCACACAATGCCACTTCTTCGCCGGTATCGGCGTGTGGAGTTACGCCCTGCGCCAAGGGGGATGGCCGGATAGCCGCCCGGTATGGACTGGATCCTGCCCCTGCCAGCCTTTCAGCGTGGCTGGCGTGGGTGGTGGGTTTGACGACGAGCGGCACCTTTGGCCCTTCTGGTTCCACCTCATCGAGCAGCGCCGCCCTCCGGTCATCTTTGGTGAGCAGGTTGAAGCAGCGATTAAACATGGCTGGCTCGACCTTGTTCAGTCTGACCTGGAAGGAATCGGTTACGCCGTCGCGCCGGTCGGTATCCCTGCTGCGGGCGTCGGCGCGCCGCACATCCGACAGCGCTTGTGGTTTGTGGCCGACGCCAATAACCAACGACGCGCTGGGGAGCACGCACTGCTACGGGCCGAGGAAGCCAGACGGCTCAAGAGCGCAATACTTGAAATTGCCGGGCGCAGCCGCACTGGCAGGCTGGACGACACCGACAACGAGGGACTGGAAAGACTCGGGAGCGGACATCAAGCCACGGGCGGACGGCTCGATGCGCTTCGATCAGTTGCCGAGACAAGCGAACCTTGCGAACTGGAACACGCCGGCCCGACTAACGGCTTCTGGCGAGATGCTGACTGGCTCTTGTGCCGGGATGGCAAGTGGCGGCCAGTTGAACCCGGCGCATCCCCGCTGGCTCTTGGGGCTACCGCCCGAGTGGGACGCCTGCGCGCCTACGGAAATGCCATCGTCGCGCAAGTCGCGGCCGAAATCGTGACTGCTTACCTGGAGGCCGCATGACATCCCTCTTCCAACATCATGGCCGCGCGCTGTTGGGCAACGGTTATCTCATCATCCCGATCAAGCCCGGCCACAAGCGCCCGGCGCTGGATAACTGGCAAGCCGCGCGGCTGGTCGCCGCTGACCTGTCCCGCTACCCCGAGCACGGCGTGGGCGTGCTGTGCGGCCAGGGGGCGCAGCCTATTGCCGCCATTGACGTGGATACTACCAACAAGGAATTGTCCGCGCGCTTCGTCTCCTGGTGTCAAGACAATCTGGGCGTGACGTGCGAGCGCGTGGGCAATGCGCCCAAGATACTGCTCGCCTACCGCGCCGATTCCGAAGGCTGGGGCAAGGCCACCGGCGCGTGGTTTGAGGACGTGTTAGGTGAACGCCACCGCCTGGAAGTGCTGGGCAAAGGTCAACAGTTTGTCGCCTACCATGTGCACCCGGACACAGGCAAGCCTTACGCGTGGGTGGATCTCTTCGGCGGGCTGGATGTCATGCGTGCATCTGACCTGCCGCTTATCACTGAGGCGCAGGTCAAAGAAGCCATGCAGATGTTCGAGCAGATGGCCGAGGAAGCCGGGCTCGCACGCGTCACCGGCAGCACATCGCGCATGGGTCTAACCGCAGCGCCCGATGACGATCCGCTCATGGCCTACGAGCCGCCTGTGGGTATCGACCTTGCCCAAGCACGGCATATGCTCGCCTTCGTCGATAACGAGGACTACGACACTTGGCTCAAAGTTGGTATGTCGCTGCATCACGAGTTCGACGGCAGCAGCCAAGCCCTGGCCTTGTGGGATGCGTGGTCAGCGACGGCGGCGAACTACGCCAGCAGCGAAGACTTGGCGCGGCGCTGGGAATCGTTTGGCAAGGGCGGCCACAATCCAACCACGGCGCGCTGGCTACTCAAGGTAGGCAAGCAAGGCAAGCGCGCCGCGGACAAGGCCGAGAAGCGCACTGCGCTGGATGATGCCAAGGCACTCATCCTCGCGTGCACCGATTCCATCGACCTGGTCAATGATGTCGCGCGCCGCGCGGGCGAGGCCGCCGGTACCGATCTGGCGCTACGCACTGAGCTGGCCGGGCTTATCCGTGCGCGCTTCAGGAAGCTGACCGACACCACGCTGCCAGTGGCCGACGTACGCGCGGCAATGGCCGGGGGGCGCAAGGTCATGCCAATCAACAAGCGCCGACAGATGACCGAGTTCGGTAATGCCGCGCGCATGCTCGACCACTATGGCGACGGCCTCATGTACGTGCCGGAAATTGACGGCTGGTTCACCTGGACCGGCATCTACTGGCGGCGTGCGGCTGGCGTCGATCTGGAACACCTTGCCAAGGAAACCATCCAAGCCCTGCCCGACGAGGCCAAGAGCATCGAGAGCGACGTCGAGCGCGCCGAATTCCTCAAGTTCTGCACCGTGTCGCAACGGGCCATCATGGTGCGCAATATGGTGTGTCTGGCGCAGTCCGACCCGCGCGTGGTTGTCGCCATGGCCAATCTGGACAAGATGACACACTTGCTGGGCGTGGGCAATGGCGTGGTCGATCTGACCACCGGCAAGCTGCTGGCACCTGACCAGGCGTACCGCGTGACGACGATCACAGAGACGGAATACATTGCTGCGGCCACCTGCCCGCTGTTCGAGCAGACCGTAGCCGACGTGTTCTTTGGCGATGCCGACATGATCGGATTTTTCCAGCGACTTATTGGCTACAGCCTGATGGCGCAACCCACCGAGGACGTGATCGCCATCCCCTACGGATCGGGCAGCAACGGCAAGAGCACGATACTGGGAGCCATCCGTTCTGTCCTGGGCGAGCACGCCAAGATGGCGAGCGCGGACACGTTCTTGAGTAGCGGTGCAACCGGCGTCACGGCGGGGGCGGCGCGCGAGGACGTGCTGCGCCTGCGCGGCGCGCGCTTCGTCTACGTGACTGAACCAGACGAGGGTAGCGAGCTGCGCGAGGGCCTTATCAAGTCCATGACCGGGGGCGAAGCGCTACCGGCACGCGGCCTGTATTCCAGAACCACGGTGGAAGTCACGCCCACGTGGGTAGCCTTCATGCCCACCAACCACCGCCCCATCGTCAAGGGGGATGACCACGCGATCTGGCGGCGGCTGCTGCCAGTGCCCTTTACGCGCAACTTCGACCAGGACTTGACCTTGAAGAAAGACCCAGACCGAGCCGAGAAGCTGGCGGCGGAAGCTGAGGGCATCCTGGCCTGGTGCGTGCGCGGCGCGCTCGCCTACCAGAAGGAAGGCCTGCGCCCACCAGGCGCGGTGCACCGGGCGCGTGACGACTACAAGAGCGACATGGACTTATTGGCCGAATGGCTCGACGAGTGCTGCGAGATCGGTCCCAGGCTCGTGGAAAGCAACGCCAAACTGTGGGCGTCGTGGGAAGCCTTCGCCAGGGCGCGCGGCGAGTTGCGGTTCATCGCCAGCGCCAAGAGCCTGGGGCGAAGGCTACAGGCTAAAGGCATGGAGCCAGTGATTTACACACACGGGTTGAGGGGGCGCGGGCTGATTGGCATCCGTGTACGGCGCGTGGGGGACTTCGAGTGATAGCCACAGCATCAGTAGCAGCGCCGGGTAACTTGGGTTTGCTACGTTTCTACGCTTTTTTTAGAAACTTTTTTTTACGCTCAAAAAAAAAAAGTTATGGAAAAAAGCGTATCAAACGTATCAAGTTTTCTGTTTGCTACGTTTGATACGCTTTTTTTAGAAACTTTTTTTTTTACGCTCAAAAAAAAAAGTTATGGAAAAAAGCGTATCAAACGTAGCAAAAGTCCCAAACTGCAAAAAATTACATGTTTAACGCGCAAATTTTGCAGATTCGTCCCCCTAAAACTGGGTTTTGCTACGTTTGATACGTTTATACGCTTTTTTCAGAAAGTCCCCATATGCGCGCGCGAGAGAGTTTCCTAAAAAACCGTGAGAAACGTATCAAACGTAGCAAGTGGAAAAAATTACGTGTTCAACGCGCAAATTTTGCAGATTCACGAACATACAAAATTTTGCATATTCAAGGAGGGGCATCACATGCAAAAAGTCGTGGCGGTAAATGAGCGCGGGTTGCGCATCGATGATGATCATCCGATGGCCGACATGGCCGAGACCTTGATCATGACCTGGTACCACTGGGCACGGGCGCATCGACCCGCGTTGGGCTATCCGGGCAAGTCGCCGATGTTCTGGCCAGCCAAGATGGGGATTACCCGAGACGAGAGCATCGAGCGGGACGAGCGCGACGCCAGGATTGCGCGCCAGCAAGCCGAGCAGGTGGACGTGTGCATCGATGAGCTGCCCACGTGGCAGATGCGTAGCGCCGTGGGTCTGCACGCTGCGAGCAAAGCCGCTGGCGCGAAGGTTTTCCGCAATCCGCGCATGAGCGCGCCCCAGCAGCACGCGGCGTACCTGGACGCCAAGGCACTGCTGATCCCGAAGTTCATCCGGCGCGGCCTGATGCGCGAAGAACAAAGGACTTGAGGAACCACAGCAAAACCCGCCCCGCCGCCATGGTCGAGCAAAGCGAGACAGAATTTAAGGCGTTTTAAGCGATTTTTTAGCTTTGTAGCTATCTACCCACTGCCCCAAGCATAAAAACCGCGTACACGCCATTCTGATGCGTTTTAGGGCTATTCCCGGTCTGGATGTCACGTTGAGATTGTTTTGGCCGCGGAACAAGGCAAGCGAAGCGTGTCCGTGTTTCCCCTGCCGCGTAGCGGTGGGGCGGTGTGTTGAAACCATTTTGCAGACAATCCGTTTAAACCCCTTGACATAGGATTGAAAATTCAGTATCTTGACAACAAGCGCCCTTCTTGCGCCCGTAAGAAACGTAAGCCCGCCAGCCGCAAGGTTCGCGGGCTTTTTGTATTCCCGGAGAAACGATGCCACAGCGTCCACAGCGCGTTTTTGCAAGTTCAGGGGCGCCATACCCTACACCACAACACGGAAGGCCTCTACGAGGCTCATACAAGCCCTACAGCGCATTTTTAAGGCATAGGGGTATCTACCCTACACCTCAACACTAAAGGCTGCTGTAGGGCTTGTATGAGTCTTACAGAGGCATTGCCGATTTAAGGGGTGTCATGCCCCACACCGCAAAGCATACGGAGAATCGATGCCACAGCGTCCACAGCGCCTTTGTCGAGCTAAGGGGTGTCATACCCTACACCGCAACGCGAACGGCTACTGTGAGGCGCATCAGAGCCTTGCAAATGCATGGCGCAAAGCGCCGGGAAAGACACGGCACAAAGCGCCGGGAAAGGCATGGCACAAAGCGCCGGGAAAACCAAGCCGTGGTGGGCGTGCGTGGCAGCGTCTGCGTGCCTTAGTGATGGCGCGCGATGGGTATCTGTGTCAGTGCGAGGCTTGCCAGCAGCGTTTGATACCCCTCGTGGCGCACGAGGTGGATCACATTCGCCCACTGGCAGAAGGCGGAACGGATGATCTGGACAATTTGCGGGCGATCAACCGGGATTGTCACCGCGTGAAGACGCAGCAAGAGGCAAAAAATGGATTTAGACGACGATGGGAGAAGATGGGTGGGGGATAGATGAAAGTTAACGAAGAAAACGGGAAACCGGACGCTACCTGGGCGAGAACTCTTAATTCCGCGAAATATGAACTTTGGAAAGCGTGTGGAAGGCCTGAAATTCATTGAATTCCGCGGGTGGTAGGGCATGGCTGGCGTATCTGGACGTTCTGGGCGCAGACCCAAGCCGGTTGAGCGCAAAACCGCAGCCGGAAACCCGGGCAAGCGCGCGCTGAACCGAGCCGCGCCGCAGTTTGGCACGGTGGTCAATGTCGATCCGCCTGAGTGGTTGATGGGGAGGGCACGCGATTTGTGGTTGCACCTGACCCCCTTACTGTGTGCACAGAAAGTCTTGCAAGAGACAGATGTTCAGAACTTGGAAATCTATTGCGCGGCATATGGGCGGTTCCGGCTGGCCGAGCAACACATTGTCGAGCATGGCATTACGGTTGTAAGCCCGCAGGGCAGCGAGGGGAAAAACCCGGCGGTTACGGTGTTGAACGAAGCCGCGCGCCAGATGGCAACCTTCGGTGCGCTGTTGGGACTGGACCCGTCGAGCCGACAGCGTTTGATGGGGCCACAAAAGCGCAACACCGGAGATGAGTTGAAAGCCATCCTTGAGATGTGACATGGCGAAGCATCCACTGACCAGCCGGGCGCAGACATTCGCGCGCGATGTGGTGCGTGGCAAGGTGCCGTGCTGCCGGTATGTGAAGCTGGCGTGCCAGCGTCAC